ATAGAACAGGGCAGACAGCTTATACTATTACTTTTGGTTCAACTAATCTTAACAAACTAACCGCAGAACAAAAAGCGATAGCCACTAATAAAAATTGGAACTTAGCATAAAGGAGAATTAATATGCAAGAAATATCAACAGATGTAACTTTAAGACAATTAATACCAAGCGACGGTATGTGTATTCACAAAATCGACACGAACGAGTATTATTATGACTTTGAAAATGAAGTCGCTTTATTGCCTTATATCGGCAAAGACGAAAGCCTTGATAATTACGAGGAAGTGCCGATTAAAGACGTACCACGCCCCGAACCTGAAGAAATGGAGGAAAATAATGGAATTCTCAACTAAATTTTTAAAAGCAGCGTTAATACGCGCTATAAAAACAGCAGCGCAAGTAGCATTAGGTATGATAACTATTGGAGCAGCATTTAATGAAATAGATTGGGCTATGGTTGGTTCTGTAGCCGGAGTTTCTGCTATATACTCGCTTCTAACGTCTATCGTTGGAGGGGTTCCTGAAGCTAAGAATGATGGAAACTTAGTTATTTCTGATGGCGAAGAAAAGCAGACGTTACGATTTGAAATAAATAAACCGATAGATGAAATTAAAGAAGGAGATAATTTCTTATTGCAAGTAACTTCTTCAGAATCTTTTAAGGATGCGGATGAATAAATGTCTAGATTAAAATGGGACCAGACTGGTGAAAGAAAATATGAGACCGGTACTAAACAAGGAGTCTTATATGTTCAAAATGGAAGTAGTTATAACGAAGGCGTAGTCTGGAATGGCTTAACGGCTGTTACTGAGAGTCCTAGTGGTGCCGAAGCCAATGACATGTGGGCTGATAATATTAAGTATGGAAGTCTTAGATCAGCCGAAACATTCGGAGGCACCATCGAAGCGTATACTTATCCTGAGGAATTTAAGCCTTGTAACGGAGAAAACGAATTAATTCCTGGCGTATCATTAGGCCAGCAGAAGAGAAATCCATTCGCATTCTCTTACGTTTCGGATGTAGGTAACGACACTCCTACAGATGACGATGATGGCTATAAGATTCATATTATATATAATGCCACAGCATCTCCTGCTGAAAAAGGATACACTACGGTAAATGATTCTCCCGAAGCTATTACATTCTCGTGGGAGATTTCAACAACTCCTATCGATGTTCCCGGATTCAAACCCACGGCTTCGCTTGAGATTGATACTACGAATTTGAGTGAGTATCAGAAAGAATTGAGACTTTTGGATAGTATAGAAGATACTTTATATGGAACAGATGCTACTTTAATGCTTCCTAATGAAGTAGCTGAGGCTTTAGAAGTAAATGTTGTAGATGCTGAATTTGCTTATCAGGACGAAGAAGAAACTATTATTAATGGAATGACTTTGCCCGATTTAACCGATGTTAATAGACCGATATTGGTTATTCCCGAAAGAGTTACTAAAATCACTAATGCTGCGGGTGAAAATAAGGTAAGAGATATTGTTTATATTGATTTACCTAATTCGGTTACTAGTATAGGCGATGGTACATTTAGGGGGTGCTATGCACTTACTTCTCTTACAATTCCCGATTCAGTTACTTCTATAGGTAATTATGCATTTAGGGGGTGCTATGCCCTTACTTCTCTTACAATTCCTAACTCGGTTACTAGTATTGGTTATGGCGCATTTAGTGACTGCAATGCACTTACTTCTCTTACAATTCCTAATTCGGTTACTAGTATAGGCGATGGTACATTTAGGGGGTGCTATGCCCTTACTACAGTCGACCTCACAGCATTTGATGGTACAGCAGTTCCTAGGTTGGAGGGTTCATTTGTATTCGATGCGGGCACACATCCAGAGGGCTTCAAATTTGTATTCTCATCACAAGAAGCTCTTGATGCTTTCGCTTCTGCAACAAACTGGTCCGAATATGCCGATTATTTTGAAGTAGCATCTTAATTTAGTTTTCTACTTATTATTCGAGCTATGGTTAACCTCGTTGCCGCCATAGCAGTATAATTTCCTTTCTTGAGTAGCCTGTCATTTGATTAATGCAATAGTATTAGTTTTATGATGGGCTACAATCTTTATATTTCACCTCGTAAAAATTACATGGGTTATAATAGAAAGGAGAGGTGAGTTATACACCACGAATAGTATTAATGGTAGAACGCTTGATTTCGATCAAGAGACGCCAGTTCGAAGCTGGTAATCCTTTTTATAACTCGTTACTTTAACACGGGTTATATTTTTTTTCATCTCGTAAAATTTACATGCCTTATAATAGAAACTTAAAGGAGGTTTTTATTATGGCTTCATTATTACATAAGGTTATTTTTCGATGAAAATTGGGCAATGTTATGGCTATTTATTGGAGTTATTTACTTCATAGTTCAGAAATTTGTTTTCAGAGATTGAGTCCTAACAAGGGCTCTTTCTTTTTAATCGTAAATTTAACATGGGGTATAATAGCTGGAAACGGCATAAAATATTTTTCAAAAGGAGAAGGTTATGATGAAAAAATGTTATTTGGTAAAGAATATACGCAAATCTGGGTATACCAAGACAGTTGAAAAATTATGTGAGGAGTTTAATCCGAAGAGGGTAAATAATAACAACTTACAGATAGAAACAACTACTTGGAACGCTTTAGTATTACGTTATTTGATTTACAGAAATAATAAGGTACATAAGGAAAAGGTAAAACTTAAAAGATTTCGAGTTTTGGAAATTATTAGAGAAGATGAAATGAACATTAGATTGTTACAAGAAGAAATTAAGGAATTGAAAGACAAATACAAAGATATGAGGCTTTAACTAGCCTTATATTTTTCTCGTAAATTTAACATGGGGTATAATAGAACCATAAAAGGAGGATTTTTATTATGGCTAATTATTTTGAAAAGGCTTCACGCCTTAAAAGGGAAATCAAGAAAGAGTATGATACTGAATTAATTTTCGATACTATTGATTTTTATGGAGGACAGGCATTATTAGAAGTAATAAATAGGATGGAACCTGGTATTACTTTGGGCGATGCTGCCGAAATAATTATCGAGAAATCGAAGGAAATCAGCACTCAAATTGAAGAACTTAAGGCGAAAGTTGAAACTAAACTTAACGAAATCTATGATGAACGGTTTGAGGAGTTAGAGTCCTAACAAGGGCTCTTTCTTTTTCTCGTATTTTTAACATGGGTTATAATAGCTAGAAATAGCATAGAATATTTCAAAGAGAGGATGTTAAAAATGAAAGGAAAAGATTTATTAATTGTTGGAACATACTTCGCAATAGCAGGAGCAATCGCTGTTCCTTTATACATTGCGGATTCAAAGCTAAGCGATACGCTTATTGAAGATCTTTATGACAATCCGAAATATCTTAATGAGGATGGAACATTGAATCGAAAAGGAAAAATCGCTGTAGCTGGAATATACGCTTTTGATATTGGAAAGGGATTTATTAATGGGTATGCTAGTAGTTCAATAGGTCTTAAAGCAACCAGAAAGATATTCAAGTTATGATGGCAAAGGATTAGACCCCTAACACGGGTCTTTTCTTTTTTTTTAAAAGAAAGGAGATTAATTATGTATAAAATGTATTGTTCTTTTGACGGAAAAGAATTTAAAACGGTTAAAGAATGCGAAGATCATGAATTAGCTATTAAGAAAAAACGCGAATTAGAGTCTATTGAATATCATAAAGTTATAGATGCTATATTGTTTGAATTAAAAGAATTTGAGTTAAATAAGGGTGTTGCTACCAGAATTGCACATGCAATACACCGTTATGCTAAACATGTAAAGAACGAAAATGATGTTTTGAATAAGACTGGCGAATGGTGGAATCCATTTACCGGACAAAGGTGGCATGAAAATAGCGATACGGAGCCATCATTTTGTAAAGGAATTCCGAAATATCCAATAACAATTAATAAAGTTCTTGATATTATGCGATATGAACCAATAGATAATTTATATGGTAAAAATCAAGGATATCGTATGGAATATTTTGGTAATACTTTTAAATATGTGTTATCTAAATATCGTGATAATTATTTTCGTAAATTCAACATGGGCTATAATGAAACACGTCAAAAGGAGGTTTTAATATGACTGACGATGTTAGAAAGAATTTACATGAGACGATACTCGAGCGATTCGAGAAACTTGGAAAAGCGGATTCTAAATTGGATCCCGATGAAAGAAAGGCTTATATTGATGAGATTGAACAACTTTGTGAAATCGATATTAAGTATCAGAGAGCTGATGACGAAGCTAAGAATGAAAGGGCGAAGCGAATCATTGAAAATGAACAGCTTGACCTCGAAAATCGAAAAGTTTTGAAAGCGGACAAAGATACTAAGAAGGATTTTAAGAGAAATCTAATCATCACAGGAGTCACAGTCGGAGTTCCGATTGTAGCGAAATCTGTAGTTACAGGTTTAGTGTATTGGTTTGAGCATCATAGCATGGCAACATTCAATACAAAGTCGATACGAAACTGGTAGATGTGTGAAAAGAGAGGCTTGAAACATAGCCTCTTATTTTTTTAATCGTAATAATAACATGGGCTATAATAGGAACTAAAAGTTCTGAATATTTTTATTTAAAGAAAGGAAGACACAAAAATGAAAGTAAAGGAAAAAGCAAAGCAATTTGTTAACGATCACAAAAATCTATTAATTGGAGTTGGCGTTGGTTTAGGAAGTTGTGGATTAATGCTTACTGGTTATTACTTTGGACGAAATAAAGGCCTTGTAGAAGGTGGAGCAAAAGTCCTTGACGCGACAGGTACAGCATTATTCAAAACTTTAAACGAAGCTGGAACTTATTTAAAAGATGAAGAAGTTGATAATATTGCTCAGGATTTTACTAGTAATTTTAAAACTACTAAATTGAATGAAAAATATGCAGTTACTTTAGATTGCGATGTAAAAAATGAAAAAATCAACGGAACGGTTGGATACTTAATTAAAGATTAGACCCCTAACACGGGTCTTTTCTTTTTATTTTTTTTAAAGAAAGGATTTTATATTATGAAAAACTTAACCCAAGACGAGAAGCGTGAAATCGCTACCATGTACGCAGACAAATCCATAAAAGTTCAAGAAATAGCTGATACTTATGGAATAGAAAGACGACTTGTAGCCTCAATAGGAGCTGAATATGGCATAGCTCCGAGAAAAAAAAACAGAAGCTTTTTCAGATGAAGTTATTGCCGAAATGATAAAAGCTTATGCTGATGAAAAACGTAGTGTAGATTCTATTGCTGATGAATTCGAATGCGCTACTAGTACTATTACCAACATTATGAAAAGAAATGGTATTGCCACACGACGTCCCAGAAAAAAGACTGCCAAATTAGTCTGCAATCATTGTCGCAGAGAAATCGATTTGAAAGATATTTCTTTTTGCCCTTATTGCGGAAAAGATATTCGAACCGAAGGGCAGTTATTGATTGAGGATTTGAAGAATTCTTTAGGAATTATAGCTACATCTCAGATGCCTTCGAATTCTAAGGATAAAATTCGTGATTCTATTCTCGAAGCAATTAAATGGATTAAAAATAATAAAGGAGAATAAAAAATGAGAAAAATCGAACAAGAAGAATTAAATAAAATCTTAAAAAAACATAAAAAATGGCTAAAACGCGAGCCTGATGGCGAGAGAGCAGATCTTGCAGACGCAGATCTCGTAGGAGCAGATCTCGTAGGAGCAGATCTCGCAGGGGCAGATCTTACAAGAGCAAATCTCTTAGGAGCAGATCTAGACTTTTCTTGTTTACCTCTTTGGTGTGGAAGTCTAGAAGCTAATTTTGATGATAAACAATTAATTCAAATAGCTTATCATTTAGTAAAAGCTGGATTAAGTAGTTCTAATTCTTCAGAAAAAATTAAAAATGAACTTTTAAAAATAAAAGATTTAGCTAATGAATTCCATCGCATAGATGAATGCGGAATTATAGAATAAGAAAGGAGAATAAAACAATGAAAGAATTTAAAAAATCAAAAATACCAAAAATCAAGTGCAAAATATGTGGTAAAAAATTTCCAATAACAGCAGGCGACAGATATTCTGCAAGAGAATCGCTGAGCATATCAGAATTAGTAAAATCAGTAACATATGAGTGCTTTGATTGTATTTATTGTGGTTGCCAAAATGTTGTCGGCGAAAGATTGTTAAAAATTAAGGAGTGTGAGGAAGAAAAACGATAAATGCTGAAGGATTTAAAAATGGCTAGAATCGGAGGCGAATATAATTTATGACCAATTGTCCAAATTGTGGAGCGGTAATAACTAGTTCACAGTGCGAATATTGTGGAACTATATTTGAATTAGATGAGCGATTTTCTAATGAGTTTATAATTCAAATAGGAGATAAAATAACACAAAAGAAAATTAAAAAACTTAAAGAACGACTTGATAAAACACTATTAGAAGATAATTTAACACTTTTAAATCATAGTTTAATAACAATTAATGAATTAAGAAAGGATTTTATATTATGAAAACTATATACATTGCTTATGATGGCGAAGAATTCGATACCGAGGAAGAATGCATGGAGTATGAAAAGAAAATCGATTATTTTTGCATAGATTGCAGTAATCATATTTATTGTGAAGATGTAAATAGCGAACCAATTGATTTAGCGCATACTCCATTTAATATAGACCAGGCATTTAGGGTTTATATTTTTAGTGAGCACGG